CGCAAACGGAGCTGTGTGGTGGATGTCAGCTGAAGGTGGATTCTTTGTTTTTGATGGTACTGTTAAATCATTACCATGTTTAGTTGAAGACTTTGTATTTAGTACAGATGGAACTAATCTAGGTATCAACTATGGAGCTGCTGATATTGTTTACTCATCTCCTAACGCTTTATATACAGAAATTAATTGGTTCTATCCTAAATCTGGATCTGAACAAATTGATAGATGTGTAACTTACAATTATTCAGAGAATGTATTCACAACATCGTCTTTAGATAGATCTAGTTATCAAGACCAAGGGGTGTATAGTGTGCCTTATGCAACTGATTACAATTCTACAGACACACCTGTTTTGGCTGCTATTAGTGGCTTAACAAATAAATATGGTGCATCTATCTATTACGCTCACGAAGTAGGCGATGACCAGGTCAACAGCACAGGAACCACATCAATCGATGCATTTATTAAATCTGGAGATTGGGATATTACATCTAGACGAAGCGCACTAGGACAGATGACAGGAGTAGCTGACTATAGAGGTGATGGAGAGTTCTTTATGTCTGTAAAAAGATTTATACCTGACTTTAAATATTTAAGGGGTAATTCACAAGTTACATTATTCTTAAATGATTACCCTGACAACGCTCCTGTAGGATCGCCTTTAGGTCCCTTTACAATAACCTCAACCACTGATAAGATAGATACTAGAGCTAGAGGAAGATTGGTAGCTATTCAAATAGCTAATACATCTACAGGTGAGTCTTGGAGATACGGAACTTTTAGACTCGACGCACAACCGGACGGAAGAAGATAATGGAACAATATATAGATGAATTTGGTAATTTACAATTTAGAGTAATAGGAAGTAATCCTCAATTTTATCCAGGCACTACTGTACCAATAGCTACACCTTTTTCAAATAGTCAAAATGTTTTTCCTTTTAAAGATGTAAAAGAATTACCTAAACAAATAACTTATGGATCTGCTGATGATGTATATCCCCCTGCTCTTCCTGGTATTACGCAATCAACAGCGGCTAAACAATTTGAAGAACCTTTTCGAATAATTAATGGTGAAAAAGTTTACATAAGTGATGTAATTGGAACTAAACAAGCAGAAGAAAAAGCTACATACCAGTTCGAAGACTGATTACTCTATC